GGTTAATGGGCAAAATGGAGGATCAGGGGGTGGAGCAGCCATTAACGGCAATCCCGGTGGTACTGGAATTGCTGGTCAAGGAAATGATGGATGGACTACCACAGCTTTACCTAACGCTGGTTCCCGCAGTGGCGGTGGCGGCGGTGCGGGTAGTGTTGGTCTAGGCGGCGCGACATCAGATATAGGCGGTATCGGGGGTAGCGGAAGTACATCATCAATTTCAGGAAGTGCTGTTCTTCGCGGCGGCGGTGGCGGCGGGGGTGGCCCAACTGGAGGACTTGCCGGGTCTGGGGGCGGCGGTTCAGGTGGTAGTGACGCACCAAATACTGCGGCTGGTGCAGGAGAGGTTAATAAAGGCGGCGGGGGCGGCGGCACTAGAACTAATATTACGGCTGGCGCGGGTGGTTCCGGCGTAGTTATTATTGCTTATGCTTCTACTTTTGGTGATTTGGCTTCTGTTGATGCTGGACTATTTTGCAATGGAAGTTACGGAAATAATGTTTCTGTTATTTCTGGCGGGAATAAAATTTACACATTTACAATTGGCTCTGGACCTATTTCATGGTGATTTGTGAATATAAATAATTTATTTCCAACTCCAGTAGCATTCTTTAGCTTAGGTCGTGAGCTAAACAAAACAGAGTTAGATTTTATTAAAGGTCAAGATTATTACGCTAACGAAGGTAATACAACTAGCAATGATCGTAAAATTTTAAAAAATAAAGAACTTACTGAATTGCGTGATTTTATTGAAGATTCAATGAATGAATACTTCAAAGCTATTCATGCACCAAAGTTTGATGTAAATCTGTATTTAACGCAGAGTTGGGCTAATTACACAGAAAAAGGACAGTTTCACCATAAACATTCGCATCCGAATAGTTTGGTTAGTGGTGTGTTCTATCCACAAGCTGATCGTGCAGTAGATAAGATTTACTTTTACAAAGATGGATACGAGCGGATTAAAGTTCCTGCTAAAGAATTTAATCCTTACAATTCTGAATCATGGTGGTTTGAAGTTGGTGCTGGTGATTTGATTCTATTCCCATCGCATCTAACGCACATGGTACAGACCAAAGAAGATGACAACACAAGAATTAGTATTGCTTTTAATACATTTGTAAAAGGTTATATAGGTTCAGACGAAAATCTTACTGGTTTGAATTTGAGGGAAGAATAATGGCTCATTACGCATTTCTTGACGAAAACAATATTGTTACTGAGGTCATCGTTGGAAGAAACGAAGGCGAAGATAATATTGATTGGGAACAATGGTATGGTGACTTTCACGGTCAGGTATGTAAGCGTACTAGCTACAACACAGTAGGTAATGTTCATAGTAATGGTGGCACTCCTTATCGTGGAAACTATGCTGGCATTGGATACATTTATCGCGCAGACATTGATGCGTTTGTTCCTCCGCAACCATTTCCAAGCTGGACATTAGATGCCAATGTTGTTTGGCAGCCTCCAGTAGCTAGACCTATTGATGGAATGTACTCATGGGATGAGGCAACTCAAGCGTGGGTAGAGGTAAATGGCTAATTATGTTGATTTTGACTATTGGGTACAAGGCTATGGTGAGGGTGACCTAAGTCAGCCTGATCTATACGTTGTTGCTGGCTATTGGGATGCTGGCTATTGCGAGAATGAAGATACTGGCGGTGTCGCATCTATCACGGGTACTGCTACAGTAACAGCAAAGGCAGTAGACTTTACTTTAGGAACTGCGTCTATTACAGGTAATGCTACTGTAACTGCTCTATGCGTTCCTGATCTATACGTTGTTAGTGGTTACTGGGTTGGTGGGTATTGCGAGAACGAGGATACCGAACCTAGTGCTTCTATTGTCGGTACTGCTACTGTAACGGCTATAGGTACTCAGACATTTACAGGTGCTGCAAGCATTACTGGCGATGCTCAGGTATCAATTACTGTTGCTAATGTTCAAGTAGGAACAGCAGCAATTACTTCTGTTACAACTGTTACGGCTAACGGCACATCAGTTTTTGTTGGTAATGGAAGTATTACTGTAAATGCTGAAGCTACTGCTCTTGGCACAGGTATATTTGTTAGGACTGCTGCTATTACTGCTAGTGCTGATGTGGGTGTAATTGGTGATGTTATTGGTTACCAATGGACTGTAGTTACTCCAGAATCAACTAATTGGGCTAAACAGTAATGGCAAAGCAAAAGATTATCTTTGGTGAGTGGTTACCAGATCAGCCGGGTGTTACTGGAGCGATAACTGATGCTTTTAATTGTTATCCAGTAACAAACGGATATTCTGCGTTACGTGAAGCAGTAGATTACTCGAATAATGCAGGTCAGAATCTGCTAGTTACATTCGCTGGTAAATCATCAGGTGCGTCTACCTTGTTCGCTGCTGGTGCTACACAGATTTACAAGTTTAACCCTAGTAATACTGCATTAGACGCTGTAACAACTACAGGATATTCTGCTGTTGATTCGTGGGATATTACTCAGTTTGGCTCTAAGATGATTCTAGCCAATGGTGCAGACCAGTTACAGGCTTATGATCTAGGTTCATCGACTTACTTTGCTGACTTGGCTGCTGCTGCTCCTGCGGCTAAATTTGTAACGGTAGTTAGAGACTTTGTTGTAGCTGCTAACGTAGGTGGTGAGGAGAACAAGGTCTATTGGTCAGATATTAATGACGAGACTGACTGGACTCCGGGTGCTGCTTCTCAGTCTGACTCTCAGATAGTGCCTGATGGCGGTGATATTACAGGTCTAGCTGGTGGTGAATACGGTCTAATTTTCTTAGAACGTGCTATCTATCGTATGTCGTATGCAGGTAGTCCGTTCTTCTTCCAATTTGACGCTATTTCTAGGACGTTAGGCTGTATGTCTAACGGCTCTGTTGCTCAGTTTGGAAATTTAACTTACTTCCTGTCTGACGATGGCTTTTATATGTGCGATGGTAAGTCAGTTAAGAATATCGGAGTAGAGAAGGTTAATCGCTGGTTCTTTGATAATGTCAGTTTGAGCGAAATTCAGACAGGCATGAGTGCAACCATTGATCCGGTTAAGAAGTTAGTTATCTGGAACTTTAAGAATAACTTCGGTCGCAGATTCTTGCTGTACTACTCGATTGATTTGAATAAGTGGAGCTACGGTTCAACTGACGTTAACTTCTTAGCGTATGGTCTGACACCGAGTGCCACACTTGAGCAGTTAGATATTTACTATTTTGATACTACAAACCAGAAAACTGGTACGTATACACAAAGTAGCACTACTGTTACTGTTACTGTAACGGATCATGGATTAGAGACAGGTTCTTTTGTATCTTTTGATGCGACTTCTGGTGCTGGAGTAGATGGAGTATTTGCAGTAACAAGAACTAGCGCAAATATATTTACATTCACAGCAGTAACTGGTGCAACTATTACTACGTCAAATTGCACAATCACATTGCCAAGTATTGATAACGCTTCAGAACAGATTCCGCTTGATTCACGCACTTGGGCTGGTGGTCAGCTTATATTCGTTGGCGTTAGAGATCAGAAGATTGTAGTTTTCTCTGGTGCATTACAAGCGGCTTTTATTACTTCTGGAGATATTGACATTGGACGTTCTATTATCACATTGGCAAAACCTATTATCGATAATGGAATCGCGTCAGTTGCAGTTGCCAGTAGAAAACTATTGTCAGATAGCGTCGAATTCGGAACAACAGCTACACCAGACTCAGACAACCGAGTGCCATTGAGAGCTAACGGTAATTACCATCGTATTAAGGTAACTCCGACTAATGCCAATTGGGAAACTATTGTAGGTTGTGAGATTGATATTACTCAGCAGGGCAATCGATGACTAGATCAGTACAGTTTCGTACTCTACCTGTATTCGGTGCTGATGAACGCTCTGTTAGTGAGGTTGTCCGTGGCATTATGGACGGTAAGACGAACAATACTGGAACGATTACTTTAGCGACAGGTAATACTACTACTACTACGCTGTTTGACGATCGTATAGGCAAGGAGAGCCTTTTATTCTTTACTCCTGTATCTGCGGCTGCGTTTACTGATGCGATGCCCTACGGAGCGTTTCAGGACTCTACGAATCAAACTGCTGCTAATACTACGACTGCATATGCTATTACATTAAATACAACTGACTACTCTAATGGAGTGTATTTATCCA